CTTGCTTGGGACGCAACCGAAGCAATAAGAAAAGGCAGAGATCCATTCCCTGTTTATCACAAATACAAAAACCCTTATATACTTGTAGGCAATCACTTCAAGAACAAAACATCCTTTATGGCTATTGGTATTCTTTCTGCCCCTGATGGATTCTTAGATTATGCTTTTAAGCAGCAGCTCGCACTTGCGCTTAATTAACTTGCAAGGTAAATTAGTCTTGGGAAAGAGCGTCTAATGCCCGGTACAACAGAACTACCCGAGACAGTCACAGAGTTTCTAGAGGACGGTTCTGTCGCTGTCGTCGTTGGTCACTTAAGAGGTTGGGTTTCGAGCGCCCACTTGGTTGAGCCAAAAGCGAACCAACTTATGCGTCAATGGCTCAATGAAAAATCAGAGGCTCTATTGAACGAGGATTATGACGGAGCAGCTTGACGCTCAAGACATATTGGCGTCACTACGCCGATGGCAACTGGAACAAGATAACTCTGGTCCATTCAGGGTTTACAGAGATCAAGAAGGGCAGATTTATCACTCTGTCACCCATATCCTGAAGCACACAGCCCCCCAAACCCAAACAGATGCATTGGCACGATGGTCCAAGAGACCTGGCAGTTCATTGGAGCGTGATCTTGCCTGTGACCGGGGTACTGTTGCCCATGAGCATTGCGAGTATGTCCTCAAGACCGCAGCCAAGCTGGCACGTCAAAGCGCCAACAAGAAAGGAGCGTGGAAGGTTTGGGATGATGGTTTGGCACGTCCTCCAAAAGCCATCACCACCTGGGCACTTAAGAAGTCGCAAAAAGGCTCGCCAAAAGTTCCATGGCCCGCCCGTAAGTACGCCAGAGGTTTATCCGACTGGTTGGTGAGTGGATCAGTAAAAGCCATTCATGCCTCAGAGTTCAGTGTTAGCCATTCATCAGGCTTTGCTGGGACAGCAGACGCCTTGCTGGACACAGAACTAGGACTGACGATCTGCGACTTCAAGACAAGCGGTCGTGAGGCTGACAAGCCTGAAGCGTGGTTAAAAGACCATCAGGACCAGCTAGGGGCTTATAGCCTTGCTTTGTACGAGAGAGCAGGCATTCGTGTTGCTGGTGGAGCGGTAATCATTGGCAAGCCTGATGGAAGCATTCAACTACGAATGCTGAGCGAACTAGAAATGCGTGGTTGTGAGGTCAGGTGGCAGGAACGTCTGGATCGTTACATGGCAATGCTTGAGATTGGAGCCTTGTCATAGCTCTATAAATCAAAGGAGACAAATGATGTTTCCAATAAACATCATTCATAAACCCTTTTTGATATTCTAGGCAAACCTGAGAAGCAAGCCTAAGCACTTCTTCTTCTTTGCAATTTTCAAAGTATGACTCAAAACATTCTATCTGCTTTTTTCTAGAAAAATTGTATCTTAATAACTGACCAAGGATGAAAAACAATCTCATTGAATTTCCATCTCTTGTATAGTATATCCAACCCGAGACGGTGTCAAAGCATGAACTTATAAATTTGTCTAATTTTCTATCACGCTCCTCGTATTTCTTAATGCGCTTCTCATATTTTTTTGCATCACGTTTGGCACGCTTATTCTCAACATTTTCCTTAAGGCATAACCTGCAATAGAAAGCAAATTTTTTTGTTGCCAATATTTTGTGAGAAATTTTTTTAATCCAATTTAAATCCTCGCTATCTCTTTGGTCATCTAAGTAAGCCTCAAGATCCTCAATAAGCAATTCAGCCTCATACAATAAAATATTTTGCTGATAATAAGGTAATTTATAAATGTCTCTAACGAAAAATTCTTCTTGGTAATGGTCGCTAAAATACGACAGAGGCTTGTAAGAATGGGGCATGGTAGTGTGATTGAGTTTGCTGGGGCGGTGGGATGAAACTTGAAGAAGCGTTAGACCTTTGTTATCGCGGAAAGAAGAATGTGGCAAAAGCAGCCGAAGAGGTTGAAATCCCATTCATAGAGATGAAACGCCTGCTGACTGCTTACATTTTGGAAAGACCGATAAACGGGCATTCATGGGAGGAAGAGCTGGAAGTTAGCTGGCCTTATTGTTAATCATCAGGATCAACGCGACCAGTCTTTAAGGCATGAAGGTAAGCACGTTCAAGGGTAGTTAGCCCTTTACTGTGTTTATGGTGGAGCGCAGCAAGTGCTCTAGTTTTAGCGGCTGCTATGACTTCATGCGGTCTATTGTTCCAGTTAATATCACCACTCATGACCAATCGACCTCTTTAATTAAGGTAGATAAAACCTGAAGCGATCGAACGCTATCAAATTTACGACTGAACCTCTTTACAGCAGCGTCAACTACTTCAGGTCTGCTTGATTTTTTATCATTATCGCATTCTTGATCTATTAATTTAAGGATAAATTCTAAGCGTTCAGGAATGTAATCTTCAAGGTGATTGGAGGCTTTTGCTTGTTTGTAGCCAACGATGACAGATGCTAATTGATTGATGGCACGATCAGCTTGTTGGCGTGAGATTAGTTCTTTGTTCATTGATCAATACTGTGGTGTTGGGTCGTAGTAAACTTCAGCTTCAAGTAATGGGATGATTTCATATTCCAGAAGATCCCGCATCGAATGTGAAAGGTGTTCATCCATCATATGGCGCTTTTTTTCACGTTCAATAACAGACTGAAGTTCTTTAAGGATCCTCTCAAGCTTGTCTAATTCATATTCTTGTTGTGGTTGGTAGTGGTACGTCATGAGTGGTTACGGATAAAAGTTTTGCACTTAGCGACTTGATCAGCATCGATAACTTGATCAGGATCGCAGGAGTTAGACAGCATTAAGCCATCACCATCTTTAATCGAGTTAAAGGTGCTGACGTAATAGCTGCTAACCAGGGAACCAGCCCTGGTTTTAAAGAAGATGATCTTCTCAGTTTTGCTGGTGTAACGTCCCAAGCTTGCGATCAGGAGTTCACCAGTTTTGGTGTTGATGTTCATTAAACGAAGGTGGTTGGTGATGTGCTTTGTGGTGCGTAGCCATTCCACTGTTTGGCCTGGTTTATGGCCTTGATTAGGCCACAGGTCATTTTGTCGTCACCAGTGGCCACAGTCACCTCTAAGCGGTGCTGAAGCATCGCAAGGACAGTGTCTGTGTCCATTGGCTCAGAGGCTTCTTCTAGGCTTGGTCCGTCATCACTCAGCTGTATCTCAGCATGAACCGCTTTGATGTCTTCATAGGCTGTGGTGCGTGACACCCCATACTTTGCTGAGATCATGGTTGCGATTGTTTGAACCTTGGCATTCCTTTCAAGAAAGGATCGGGCAAAGCTATGGCGAGCTTTGACCTCAAGTTGAGTTGACATCAGAAAAAACTGGAAAAACCGGACAAAAAAAATTAATGGGTGCAGTGCTTGAGGATCCGAATCTTGGCTAGCAGGATTTCGCTTTCTGGAGTGCAAGCGCATTCCTCCATTAGCAAACCTTCGATATAAGACAAGTCTTCTGAGTTCAGTTCAATGAAGTCTTGAAGCGTGACGCCTGTCCATTCAGCTGTGAGTTCTTTCATCTGAGAGTTGGGTTTAATTCTTGTGGTGATGGCACGGAACAAGGCAAAGACTCCCGCCAAAGTTCTTGCGCGATTAGCTCATCCAAAGCTTTCTCGCGGTCGTAGGCGTCGATTTCGCCTGCCTCAAACATTGCCTGGATGTCGGCTTCGCTAGGTGGCCATTCTCCCAATTCGCTAGGCATTAAGTCGTCAGTGTTGTGATTCATTAGTCGTAGTGTGTGAGTTGATCGACTTCTGAGATGCACTCATAAAGTCGTTTTTTTGTTGCCTGCTGCCATTCTTGGCAGTCGTTCGGATACTGCTCAAGCCATTTCAGGCAATAGCGTATCCGGTTTTCTGGATGCCTAAGGTGTAACTCTGCTGGAGTCATCAGTTGAATCCTGATGTGTTCTGGTGTGGGCCTGTTGGATACCATGACGCGACATTGCCTGGAATGCCACGATCGGCTAATGCTGAATTAAGGTCATCACAGCAATCATCTGCTTCATGCTGAGACCCAACTAGGTGATAAATCACCTGATGCCCTTGTGTCTCCGTATATTGGCAGATGTGGAATAGTTGTTCGGGTTGGCTCATAAGCTTGTGGTTGTTGTTGGTGCGGAAGACTGATCTCCCTTGTGGCACATTAGCCGATATTTTAGGCTTCTGTCAACAGGCAAAAAAATAAGCCCTTGCGGGCTTGGCTTTCATTGTGGTTTGAAGTGTTTGGATCCTGTCCCATGAACCTCAACAAAGATGTCCGCTTTGTCTCCATCGCATAAGGCACAGGTCTGACACTGTGCCTCGGATGCCTCAACGGTTGCAGGGCACTGACGGCCTGAGAACCCTTTACTGCCCTTTGGAACGACTGCAAAAGTCTTCCAGCCATGGCTTGAGGCTTCCAGGTAGTCTCTCAAGCCATCACAAGACGCTTGCAAGCTACCTTTGGCCCACTGTGCGAATGGTTCCCGCCATTGGTGCGTGTAACCTGTGTGACCTGCAGCTGCACCGTTGACAGCATGAAAAATTACTGGGTCGATGATGGCAGGATCGCCATAGGCTCCCCACCTAATCTTTTTGCCGCTTAGATAACGCTCGCCATCGGAAACAGTTAAGTCCGTTTCGTAGCCTCCCTTCTTGTAAGTTCTCCACACTGCTAGCGGTGCTTGCCCTGCGTTGACGTAACACGTGCGGGAACCATCAGCCTGTTTTCTGTGTCTGCAGTTCCCGCAGATAGACAAGTCCTGTCCTGTTGCTATTGCTGTGACTGGGTCAACGTCAGCTCTGAGAATCCAGACCTGAGCCATGTTCCCGGTTTTCCTGTTGCTGCTCTCGAGCGTTAAGACAACGGCAAAGGGCTGGCCATCGATAGGCGAGAACCCTTCTTGCAGGATGAATCCCTTGGATTTTTTCATTGTGGTTTAAGTGTGGTTGTTGTTGGTGCGGTTTAGTAATAGTTTCCGAGCTTAAACTCGGCTGAGTAACGTTTGGCCATGACTTCAGCAACCTCAAGCCTCACAGCTTTAGGGAAGATGTGATGCCATGGTGTCGTCATGCTGCCGTGCTCTAAGTTGTATTGCTTAGCGGCTGGCGTGAGACAGTAACGCTCTATCGAGTGGATAGCTAGATCAAGCGAGAAGTTGCCGTGCTTGTGGTGCTTACTCAGATTCTGGAGAACTGGCTTAACCCAAATTTCTGTATTGTTGGCATAGAGTTCTAGCTCTTTCGCTGCATCAGATAGCGTCATGGTGTTGGTGCGAGTGGTTGTGTGTGGTTGTGGCACAGCGTACTATAAAAAAGACCCGGCAGATGCCGGGATGTCGTCATCTTCCATAAACTGTCAACATGCAAAGATCAGCCTGTTGACTATTCTTTGCCATGCATCTTCTCATTGCTTGCTCATTTTCTGCCCCAAAAATACATGCGACAAATGTCAAACAGAACAGAAATGTTGAGAGTGCTGTGGTGATCCTCAGAGCATCGATTGTTGATTCTTGGACGTATCTCAAAGCCATGGTGACTGGTGTGGTTGAGTGTTGTGGAGTGGTTTCGGTCTGCATCGCTTGAGAGTGCCGCAAAACGGGTTCAGGATGCGAGGTTGCAGCTGTAACGCTGCGAGTGTTGCAAGGGCTGAGAGCGAGAAAAGTGTTTTTACTCTCAGTTCCTAGATTCTACCATCACTTGTGCCACATTTGGTAGACCCAAAGCGAAAAGAAATGTTAAGCCTGTGAGTGACAGCTGGCGACTGGCACAGGGGGAGGAGTTGCAGATCCCACGCGCCGGACACTGATATCCATACCCCAGATATATATTGGCTATTTTGTTGATTCTCAATAAAAAGCCCCTTCTTGCGAAGAGGCAATTAAGCGAACGGGGGGAGGGTGTTGCTAATCCTGTTTCTCTTGAATCTTGATAGTCAGATCAGGAGCCTGAATGTTGACGGTTTCAACGGACTCACCAATTACACGCCCAATGGAATCCAACACCTGGCTTGCGGTCTGCAACTGTCCTTTTTTAATCGCTTGATTAAATAGTTTGGTACGCATGTGCTGAAGTCGCGCCAGCATATTTTCGCGATCAGACTTCCAATCTTCATCAACGAGAAGCTTTACTTCAGCCCAATCGCGCCAAGCTGTTGCATCGCTAACTTGTTCGCGCTCGGCGTGTTCATAAACGAGTGCCCTTGCGGATAACCCTTCAAGTTGCCGACGATATAAACGCCGCACCCGGTCCTCTTTTGCGTTATTGGAGCGGCGTTCGTCTTGAGACATGCTTGATACGACCTTTTCCAAGATCTTAACTGGTAGAAAGGCTTCTAGCCCCTATTGGAGGGGGCAGGGGTCAAGAATCTGTGTAATGTGGCATTTATGAGTCAAAAAACCGCACCAATAGAGCTTCGCTGGGCTCAAGGTCAAGTATTTTCGTGCGAAAAACGCTTCAGAGTCCTTGTAGCAGGCCGTCGCTTCGGCAAGTCGTACTTGTCTTGTGTTGAATTGGTGCGTGGAGCGATCAATAGACCTGGGGAGACATTTTTTTATTGTGCGCCAACGTATCGGATGGCAAAAGATATTGCATGGCGAGCATTAAAGAAGCTTGTGCCGCAAGTTTGGATCAAGAGTAAGAACGAGACCGACCTACGACTTGAATTGATTAATGGATCAACGATCGAGTTGAAGGGAACAGAGAACGCAATGGCGTTGCGGGGCCGCAGTTTGTCTGGGGTGGTATTGGATGAGGCTGCTTTTATGAGTTCGGACGTATGGTTTGAAGTTATCCGGCCTGCGTTAGCGGATAAGGAGGGGTGGGCATTATTTATTTCAACACCCGACGGTACAGCTAGTTGGTTTTATGACTTGTGGTGTTATGTGCCGGAAGACGAGACAGGATTATGGGAGCGATGGAGTTACACGACGATTGATGGTGGGAATGTCAGTAAGCATGAAGTTGAGGCAGCCCGCGCCCAGCTTGATACGAGAACATTCCGCCAAGAATTTGAGGCAAGCTTTGAGAACCTTACGGGTCTTGTCGCAATTAGCTTTAGTGATGAGAATATCTCTACAGACGCCAGGGATATAAGTATTCAGCCATTGTTGCTTGGGGTTGACTTCAACGTTGATCCAATGAGTGGTATTTGCGCGGTCAAAGACGGCGATACTTTGTATGTTTTCGACGAGATTATGCTGACTGGCGGTGCAACAACCTGGGATTTTGCCGAAGAGGTTACACGTAGATATGGTGTGGATCGAAGGATTATTGCGTGTCCGGACCCTACAGGCGGAGCCAGAAAGACCTCTGGTATTGGCGTAACGGACCACACGATTTTACGTCGCAGTGGATTTACGGTTCAATCACCCAAAGCCCCATGGAAAATCAGGGACAAAATTACAGCCGTTAACACAGCGTTACTTGATGCTGCTGGGACACGAAGAACTGTAATCCATCCACGATGTAAGCAATTAATCAAGGATTTAAGGACGTTAACTTATACGCCAAATACGGGCCTGCCTAATAAAAACTTAGGAGTAGACCACGCCTTTGACGCATTCGGTTATTTAGTTTTACAACAGTTTAATTTGGCAAAACCGGAGACGATGGGAACCACGTCTTATCGGCTGTATTGAGAAGATGTTTTTGCCTCAAGTTGGCACTTTGACTTGATCACCAATCCAGTGCAAATAGGGACCAATGTTTACTTCTGGCTCCTGAGCGGTGTACCACCTGTAATCGCAGCTACTGCAGTGGCGACGACGCACTTTTTCATACGGACCTTCAACAGTCGTTTTTGTTGTGACGACACGCACCCTGAACGACCCGCATTTTGGACACTTCAATGTGGTTATTTATTGGCACGAAAGGCTAGACTAGGGCAAAGTCGAGCTTCGTCATGCCCCAAGGCCCCGGAACTTACGGCACAAAAAAGGGTCGTCCCCCCAAGAAGAAAAAGGGCATGAAGAAGGGCTCTAAAAAAATGCGTTGCACCTGTGGCGACTAGAAACGAGCCCACCAATAAGGCGCTTTATAGCCGTGTCAAAGCGGCTGCCAAGCGTAAGTTCGCTGTATATCCCAGCGCCTATGCCAATGCTTGGCTGGTGCGGGAATATAAGAAGCGTGGCGGCACCTATCAAAAAGTGAGTGATGGCGGAACGAAAAAAGCCAAAAAAGCCAAGTAAGACCAGCAAGGCTAAGGGTGGGCTTAGCCGTTGGTTTGACGAGAAATGGGTCGATGTAAAGACCGGAAAGCCTTGTGGGCGCTCCAAAGGAGAAGACAGAGCATATCCAGCGTGCCGACCATCAAAGCGCGTGTCATCTAAGACGCCTAAAACAACAGGAGAGATGACAGCTGCAGAAAAAGCCCGGTTTAAGCGTGAAAAAACCGGTTCAAAGAAGATAAGCTATCAGCATAAACGCCGTAAATCTGCCAAGAAGAAAAATGGCTGAAAAGAAAAAGCGTAAAAAAGGACCAAATCTTAGTGTTGGGCGAGGTGAAAAACTTCCAGCAAGTAAAGGTGCAGGATTAACTGCAAAAGGCAGGGCTAAATATAATCGAGAAACCGGTTCAAACTTAAAAGCACCTGTTACCGGCAAGCCTAAAACCAAAAAAGAAGCAGCACGCAAGAAATCTTTTTGTGCTCGCAGCAAAAGTTGGACTGGCGAACGAGGCAAAGCTGCTCGAAGAAGATGGGGTTGCAACAACTAATCAATGGTTAAAATAATGACATGACTTACTCCGTCCCAGGGCTCGTTCGG